CAACACCCCCTTCTTGGATCAATGAAGATGAAGAAACAGGCGAAACCATATTATGATTTAAAACAATCTACTAAAAGGATATGCGTTTTGCAGGGTGGAACACGATCTGGTAAAACATATTCTATTTTGTTAGGATTGATTGAATTTGCTTATAAGAACAAAGGCAAAGGGTTATATATTACAATAGCGCGTCAAACATTCCCAAGTTTAAGAGCGACGGCAATGCGTGATTTTTTTGAAATTCTTAAAAAAGAAAATCTATATGATGAAAGATTACATAATAAATCTAACCACCTATATTCATTATATGGAAACTATTTCGAGTTTATCAGTTGTGATTCTGAAATTAAGATTAGGGGAAGACAGAGGTCAATCCTTTTTATGAACGAGTGCAATGAATTTTCAATGGACACATTCATTCAGTTGTCATTAAGAACAACATACAAGATAATAATTGACTTCAACCCCTCAGAACAATATCATTGGTTATACACACAAATAATTGATGCAGATAGAGATGATGTTGACTTTCATATTTCAACATATAAAGACAATCCATTTTTAGAAGAATCAACAATATCAGAAATTGAAAGATTAAAAGAAGTAGACGAAAACTTATGGAGGGTCTTTGGTGAAGGGCAACGTGGGGTCGCCACAGAAACCATTTTCCCTTCATTTAACATAATTGATAGCATTCCAGAAAACGCAAAGGAAATAGCTATTGGTTTGGATTTTGGATTTAGCGCTGATCCAACAAGTTTAGTGAAAGTATACAAACACGATTTAGATTTATATATTGATGAACTGATTTATGAAAAGGGTTTGACTAATCAAGACATAGCACATAAGATCAAGGACTTAGGGATTGACAGAAGCATAGAAATATATGCAGATAGCGCAGAACCAAAATCAATAGAAGAAATATTTAGAATGGGGGGAATAAATATCAAACCTGCAAAAAAGGGTGCTGATTCTATTCGTATTGGTATTGATGTTTTGAAAAGACATAAGCTAAATATAACTAAGAGAAGTGTCAATGCAATAAAAGAATTTAGAAACTATAAGTGGATTAAAAACAAGAATAACGAAATAACAAACAAACCGATAGATGCTTTTAATCATGCAGTAGATGCAGTTAGATATGTTGCATTGAATAAGCTAATGGTGTCTTATTCTGGCAAGTATTATATATCGTAAAGACAAATAATAACAATTTATATTTATTAGTAATGAAAGAGGTTAAATTAACAATACCAGATAGGTGGTCTGACATAACAATAGAAACCTATCAAAAATATGTAGAAATACAAGAAGGAAAAGGAAGTGAAAAAAACAAGGTTATAAAGAGTTTAGCTTTGTTGTGCGGTGTTACCCCCTTTGTAGTAAAGAAAATGAATTACAAAGACTTATTAGAGATAATGAGCATAATTAAAACAATGATTGACACAGAACCAGACAAAGAAGAATTTAGAAAAACATTTATGTTCAAAAAAGAAAAATACGGCTTTTGTCCAAATCTCTCTGGAATAACCACAGGCGAATATATAGACCTTGAAACATATTGCAAAAAACCAATTGAGAATTTGCATATTATAATGTCAATACTATATAGAAAAGTTACGTTTGAAAGAAACGAAAGATACACGATTGAAAGCTACAATCCAGATGAATTTAAAGAAGAATTATTTAAGGATTGTCCTATGGATATAGCATTAAGTTCGCTAGGTTTTTTTTTGAATTTAGGCGAAAAATTGGCGATGACTTCGCGCAGCTTTTTAGTCAATCAGGAAATGAAACAACAAAAGGTGTAAGTATGCAGAGCAAATGGGGGTGGTATAATGTTTTATATAGTTTAGCTAATAACATCTTAGACATTGAAAAAATAACCAGAATACCGATTTTAGAAACGCTAACTTATTTAGCATTTACACAAGATCACAATAACAAACAAAGAAACAATTATGATAACATTTAGAAATGTAGTTGGATATTTAGAAACCATTGCAGAAAAACATTTTCAAATTAATAGCTTTCATTCTGGGCAATTAGATGAAGTAGACATTAACAAACTTGGTGCGACTGATTATATTATACTATATGCAGAACCAGGCACAGTAGTTGTTAACAAGGGCGTTCTAACTTATAATTTTTCTATTTATGTAATGGATATGGTTAATGAAGAAATTGGTTCTGATCCAAATAGACAAAGAGTTAGTCGAGTAGATACTTATTCACAAACATTAAATATCATTCAAGATGTTATTAACGAATTTCATCAAAATCTTTATTCTTCTTCATGGGTGGACAATGATGTTGTTTTAAGTTTGCCTATAAATGCAGAGCCATTTACAGCTAGATTCGATAACACACTAACAGGATGGTCAGCAAATTTAAGCGTTCAAGTTCCTAATAAAAACAATCTTTGTATTGTTCCAATAGACCCTAACGATTAATGCAGTTTAAAAATACCATACAAGCAATGCAGAAACTTGGTAGCAATGTTATCAAGGAAGGAAGGTCTATTCTAAAAAAGAAAAATAAACAAACAAAACAAAATACATTATATAATGATTTTGACTATTTAGTAACAGCATCAGATTCTTCTGTAACATTAGAGTTTGAGTTTGGGGGTGCAGAAGATTATTGGGCGTTTGTAGATGAAGGTGTGAGAGGTGCAGGTGGTTTTAAAGGTAGCGGCAAAATGAGAGGACAAGGAAGTCCATTTAAATTTTCAACTAAAATGCCACCAAGACAACCACTGATAAATTGGATTAAAAATAAACCAATAAAAGGTAGAGATAAAAAAGGTCGATTTATAAGCAATGAAAGTTTAGGGTTCTTAATACAAAGAGCAATATACCAAAGAGGATTAACAAGAACGCAATTTTTTAGTAAACCCTTTACGCAAGAATTAGACAACCAAATGGAAAATATAACAGAAGCATTTGCTGATGACTTAGAATTAGCAATTGAAACAATAATAAAATAAAACAATATGGCAATAGGAAATATAACAATTAAACAATATCCTGTTAATACAGCAGACAAAGTGCCTGTGATAACCAATTGGAATCCAATGATTGGTTACATGATACATCAAGACGATATTAGTGGTTTATATTTTTTTAAATTAATAATAGAAGTTAGAATTGATGATGCTTCTGGTGAATTAATTGCTAAAATAAAACAAAGACGAAATAGTTATAGTCCAGATGTTAGTGCGCAAGAAGCAAGAGCATTTTTCGATCTTAGAGATGTTGTAAATAGTCAATTAGTAAACACAGTATTTGACCAAAACCAAACAGGAATACCATTTGAAACAATTCACAAAATAGGCGCAAATGTTCCTGCAGAACCATACAGTTTTAATGGTGATAGTAGAACTGATCAAACACAAGTTCAAACTATTTTTATAAAAGCATATCAAGAATTTAGCACGGGCGAATCAGTATTGCCAACACAAAACACTGCAGTAAATATAACAGATACACAGGTTTATATACCTGCATCATTGCCTTTGTTTACTGAAAGAAGCGTAACAGGTGGAACAATAGACGCAAATTATATACAGGGAGATGCGTTCCAAGCATATCAAGCAAGTAGTCCTACGGATTTATTTTTAAGTGATGTAAAGGACGGATCAGGTGATTATAATATCTCAGGCAGGATTAATTATATTCAAGACACAGATTATCACACAATAGCTTTTTTAAATGATTCTACTAAATTTACAAGCGATTTAGATTACATTCAAATTGCTTATTATAATTCAAGCAATGTTCTTATTAATGATGCAGAATATATTGCAAATATCACAGCTAATGGTGGTATTCCACCTACAGATGGAAGTTTAACAGATGCAGGGCGTTTATTATATTTTGGTTGTGGCGCAGGGAACTTAGAAGCGCAGACAGACAATACTGATGCAAGACCATCTAATAACGCAGGGTGGGCGTATTATACAATTAGAGGAACAAGCACAACAAATACAAATCCTGCATTAGCAACAGCAGAAACGGCACCATATTATTTTATAAAACAAGATGGTAGTTGCAAAGGATTTAAGGTCAGAAGATTAGCATGGCGTAATAGTTTGGGTTGTTATGATTATTTTAATTTTACAAAAAAATCTACTCAAAGAATTGAAGTTACAAGAAACAATTATAATAGTATTTTAGGAACTTTTAATGGTAGTAAATGGAGATATAATAATACACAAAGAGGGAAACAAACAAGGCAAGTAACTGCAGTATTAAAAGAAACATTAAACACAGATTGGATCACAGAAGATCAAGCATATTTGATGGAAAAATTAATTATGTCAACAGATGTTTATATTGTTGAAAATGCAGACACAGAATTCACGCAGGGCGTTATGATAGTTGATAAATCTATTATGAAAAAGACACAAGCAAATGATAATCTAATACAATATACAATACAGATAGAATATGCAAATCCTGTAAATACAAATAGTTAATGAAAGTAAGATTAGTAGCATATAGAAAAGCAACAAGTTCAGCAACGGCAGATAGCACCTTTCAATTAGACCTGCAAGAAGAACCTAATATTCCTTTGAATTATCAGTTCTCAGACATTAGAGAACCTGAATCAAGAAAAGGTAGTTATTCACAAACATTCAAATTGCCCTTCACAGATAACAATAATAAATTCTTTCAATATTGGTTTAATGTAAATTTAGAAACATTAGTATTTGATACTAAGACAAAATTTGATGCAGTTTTATATGTTGGAACTGTGCCACAATTTGAAGGTATGTTGCAGCTTAAAAGCGTATATCAAAAAGCGCAATATTATGAAGTTGTATTATTATCTAATAGTGCTACACTATTCACTGTTATAGGAAACCAAAGACTAAAAGACGTTTTTAGAAATGATGACGGATCTTATACAGACTATTATAACTATGTATATACATACACAAATTGGTATGATAACACACTTTATAAGTCTTGGGGTTCTGGTATACCAAACACAGCAGGAGATGCCTTGTATGATTCTGATATTGGTATTGGTCAGATAATATATCCTTTTAGCGTTACAGAACAAAATTTCTATTATGATGGTTCGCAAGAAAGATTTTTAAATATGGATCAAGATGCTTGTGATGCTATTGTAAATGATGCGAATGGTGGCGTTCAGGCAGCATGGTCTAAGGCAGTAAATTTTAGTCAATTTAAACCTGCAATACAATTAAGAACTTTATTAAGATTAATTATTGCAAGGGCAGGATTTACATATACATCTGATTTCATAGATGGAACAGGAGATTATACGGACAAGTTTTTTGGTAAACTATTTATGACCTTAGCTAATTACACAGGTCTTTCTGTTGCGCCAACAGTTAACACATTAGTTGCACAAAGTGGTAATTTTGCAGTAGCTATGCAGAACGAATGGGGTGATTTTAGCAATGAAGTAATTGGTAATGGTAACCAAGAAGATGTAAATATTGTTGATGTTGTCGTTCCTGCAAATACAACAAGCGTTGGTGATTGTGACCAATTTACTGATACAGATAGCGTTTGGAATACTACATACCATTATTTTACAAAAGCTGATACTTCTATGGAACAAGTTAGAGTTAATCACACTCATAATTTTAGAAATGTTAGAAGCTCTTGGAATACAAACGATAATGTTATTAGATTAGATTATAGACTTGTATATTGGGATGTAGCAAATAATGTATCAACAGGCGAAGATGTGCCTGATAGTGAAACAACAGTTTATGTTAATTTGTCGGAATCAAATTATGGGTGTTCTTCATTTTCTGCATTAGGAACTGTAAATGCTTATATAAATTCAGAAGGAATGGCACCTAATTCATCTGCACAGATTCTTGTTGATGTATGGGGGCCAGTTTATATGAATAGTGATAGCGTTGCCTGTGAAACAAAATTTGTCATAGGTGCTATTCAAACGCCTGGTTGTGGATCGTATTATGGTTTTGTAGACATGAATTGGGCGGGGTTTGCCAATAGTATATTCGACCAAACAATAGACATACCCGCTTGTGTTGATCCTGAATTAACGCAAAATGGATTTTTAAAAGATATTATACAAAGGTTTAATTTGGTAGTTCTAACTGATCCAAACGATTCTTCTAATTTATTAATACAACCATATAATGATTTTATCAATAGTGGTGAATTGAAGGATTGGACAAATAAGTTAGATGTATCAAAAGAGATAGTTGTCAAAGACACTACATCACTACAAAAAAAGACAATACATTTAACAGACTTAGAAGATGAAGATTTATATAATAAATCAATAAAAGAAAACTATCCAAATGCTAATGTATATGGACATATAAGAATAGATGACTTTCAAAATGAATTAGCAACAGGAGAATTAAAGAATCAAGCTATTTTTTCACCTTTTATAAATGGTCAAGTATTTGTTAGTGAAGATGAACAAGCAGGAACATTTTTGCCAAACTTAACAGTTCAATATGATTTTACTTATGAAAGGACAAGCGCAACATTAGTAGAAAATAAACCAACGCCAACAAAACCAAAAATTTTCTATTATAGTGGAACAAGAACAAACATCTTAAATACAAGTGGCGATCAAATATATATATATTTTCATAGAGCAACTGCTAATAGTGTTACCGCTTTGCGCTTCAAGAATTATGCTCTTTGCAGCCCTTTTGATTTACAGGCAGTAACAACATCAACATTAACGTCTAGCAATCAGTCAGTTTATTGGAATGCAACGCCACCAATAGTTGGTGGTTTAAGTGTGTTTAATTATGATCTTAATTTTGGTAGTTGGTTTAACAATACATTATACGGCAAATATTGGAAACCATATTTAGACAATATATATTCTGATGACGCAAGAATTATGGAATGCCACTTGAATTTAAGTGAAGTTGATATTTTCAATTTTAGCTTTTCTGATGAGTATTTTATAAAAGATACATATTGGCGTGTGCTTAGTATTTCAAATTATCAGGTAGGCGCAAAAGCATCAACAAAGGTTACATTGATTAAATCATTAGACACACGTTTAAATTGTAGTGGTTGTAATGATGTAATTGGAACATTAAGCAATGGATCAAACGCTTGGGGTAACTATTGGGTTTGGTGTCCAGAGGACGATCCAAGTTGCACACCATCAACAACAGGAACGGCATTAGGTCTTTTTACATCTCCTGAATGTTGCACTTGTAATGGTGGTATAATATTAACTAATACAGAACAAGCATCTAATCCAGGCGAATTTATGTGCTATAATAATTCAGGAAGTTTGCCATTAACTATGCAGAGTATTTTCGGAAATACAGCATTGATTATGCCAAGTCAATTAAAATCAATTATAAGTGGAAAATTAGGTGGAACAAACCGACCAATAGTAACAGGCGTTGACAATAATAAATACGCATCTAAAATTTTAAATTATTATGGTGATGACATAGTAATTAAATACAGACCAACAAATTCAAAAATTCCACAATACAGAGGTGAATCACATAGAATGATTTTAACAGGTCAAACCAATGGAAATACGCTTGGTTACGCATATCCTAGTGGAGATCAATTTGCGAAACCTTTATACGTGCCTGATAATTCAAATATCGTTATTAGAGTTAAAGGAATATCAACAGTTGTTGGTGGAACAAGTGCCACTTACACATTAGGAACAACTGATGCCTTTGCATCATTTACAGCTTTTGTAATTCAAAGTGGAACAAAAAAACAATTAGGTGCAGTAGGTGGTGAAGTTGAATTTCAATTAAGAGAGGGCGCAAATCCTGTTACTTGCACACTAAACATTTTAATAGATTCTGATGGTATTTTGCAATTCGGTTTACAAGATAGCCAGACAGACACAATAAGATTGTGGACTTTGACAGCAGAAATTGATGTAAACGAAATAAGCAATATGGCGTTAGGATATAATGAGAATTTTGCAATATATCAGAACGCTAAATATATAGATTTTCAAAATTTAGATAGATTAATATGGAACTAAAAAAATATATAGAAGCAACATCAGATTTAATTATTCCAAGCATTGACCATTTACAATTGGTTGATTACAAAGACAAAGAATTAGACTTTGCTTATGGATTGCAGGAATATCACACAAGTTTTATAAGAATGTTAAAAGAAATAATAAAAATACTATGGCGGTAGATAAAACGATTAAAATTAATGTTGATGCTAAAGACGGTATCAAGCAAGTTGACGAATTAAAAAAAGGCGTAGAAGCAACAGGAAAAGGCGCAAAAAATTCTAAAAAAGGTTTTTCAGCTATGCAGTCTGGAATAAAAGGGGTTGGATTAGCTTTTAAGGCAATGGGCGTAGGTCTTATTATTTCAGCATTTGTAGCATTAAAGGACGCATTAGGAGAAAATCAAGTTGTAATGGACAAGGTGAATCTTGCGTCTGCAGTAATCGGTGACATTTTTCAAAAATTAGTAAATACAGTAATGGCGGTTGTCAAGTCATTGGGTCTATTAGGAAAAGCAATTGGCAAGGTTTTAAAGGGAGAATTTAAAGAAGCAGGAGATTTAGCAAAAGAATCCTTTAATGGCGTTAAAGATGCAGTAGTGGGCAGTAGTGGTAGCTTTTCAGATTTTGTAAAAAACGCAAAAGAAAGCGCAAAAGAAACTGTCGCATTTGCAAAAGCATTAACGAACCTAAATAAAGAAGTAAAGTTAGCAGAAGCAAATCAAAGATTATTGCAATTACAATACCAAAAAGACGCAGAAGTTCAAAGACAGATTCGTGACGATATTAGCTTAACATTTGAAGAACGTATTGCAGCAAACAATAAATTGGGCGAAGTTTTAAATGCGCAATTTGCAGAAGAACAAGCATTAGCGCAAAAAAAATTAGATTTAGCAGAATTAGAATTATCTCGTAACAAAGATAATGTTGATTTACAAGTAGCAGTAATAAATGCTAAAACTGAAATGGCAGATTTAGACGAAAGGATTACAGGTCAAAGATCGGAACAATTAACTAATTTAAAAGCATTAGAGAAAGAAAAATCAGATGCAGAATTAGCAGAAATAAAAAAAGTAGCAGACGCAAAACAAAAAGCAATAGATGACGAAGCAAAAGCAAATGCAAAAATAGCAAAAGATAAAAAAGCTCTATTAGACAAAGAAGAAGCAGATGCAAAATTGGCAGCTAAGAATAAAAAGATGTTACAAGAAAAGGCGGTTACTGATGTTGTTGCTATTTTAGGAAAAGAGAGCAAGGCAGCAAAAGCTATTCAAGTTGGTATGGCTATTAGAGATACATTTTTAGGTGCAACTAAAGCATTAGCACAAGGTGGTATATTTGGCGCATTGTCAGCAGGGGGAATAATTGCTATGGGTATGGCTAATGTTAAAAAAATAATGGCAACAGGTGATGAAGGTGGTGGTGGTGGTGCATCTGGTGGTGGTGGTGGTGGTGATGTTTCTGCACCCCCTATAGAAGAAACAGGTGGAATTGGTGGAATGATTCCAAACTTAGAAAATATTTCTCCTGCAGGTGAAGATGGCGCACAACCTGTTCAGGCATTCGTAGTTGAAACTGATATTTCTAATTCACAAGCATTACAATCTGAATTGGATTTACAAGCTACATTATAAACAAAATTAAGAACTTTATATTTATAGATGATATGGCTAAAAAGAAAAAACTTATAGAATTAATAATTGACGAAACGGCAGAACATTTTGGCGTTGATGCAATTTCTGTTGTTAAATTTCCTGCAATTGAAGAAAACTTTGTTTTTTTTAATAATGACTTTTTAAGTCTTGCTAAAATAGATGAAGAACAAAAGCAATTAATTGGCGCAGTTTTAATTCCAGACAAAAAGATTCCAAGACTAAACAAAGAAACGAATGAAGAATACGAGGTGTTCTTTACTAAGGAAACTATTAGAAAAGCGCAGAAGCTATTTATGTCAAGTCTAAACAACAATAATCACACGCTTGAACACAAAGAACCCGTTCAAGGTTTAACTGTTGTAGAATCTTGGATTAAGGAAAATAAAAAATACGACAAATCAAATATGTATGGTTTTAATAATATGCCCGTTGGAACTTGGTTCGTTCAAGTATCTGCAGAAAACAATCCTGAAATTTGGGAAAAGATTAAGAACAAAGAAGTTCGAGGTTTTTCTATTGAAGGTTACTTCACAGATCAACTAATTGAGCAATCAAAAGAAGTTGACATTTTAGACGAAGTTTGTGAAGATTGCCCAGACGAAGTAATGTTAGGCAAAATCAAAGATATTATTTTAGCTAACGAATTAAACCCTGTCAAAGTATTAGACGGAGAACCATTATTCAGAAACAAAGAAGAAGCAGAAATTTATGCAGAAATGTTTAAGGGTTGTTCTGGTTCTCATGCACACACAGTTGATGGTGTTAAGT